GAAGCGAATGGCGCGACTGCCGGTGCTGGATCTGGGTATCCAATCAACAGTAGTGGTGGTGGTGGATCGGGCGGTGGGGCGTCTGCTGGTACAGCTGGACAGCCCTTTTATGTCGCCCTGTCAGCCGTAACGTCGGGCAACGGTTTGGCAGGTGCCGTATCGGGCGGAAACGGAACAAATGGAAGTTCTGCCGTAACTGGCTATAAACGCACTTTCCTCGGACAAGGAGGCGGACAGGACGGCCAATATGCTTACGGAGGCGGTGGTAAGCAGGGAGCGAATTCAGGGGGAGCAGCCGGGAATGGTGGAGCACCTGTCATCTTGATGTGCGCTTCGATCACTGGTACGGACGGCACCCACACGGGAACCATTGATGCGAGTGGACAGGCTGGAGGAAACGCGGCTGCAAACTCTACAGGAGCAGGCTCAGGTGGCGGCGGGGGAGTGGTAATCCTTTCCTCGCAATCCACGGTATCGACCTGGCCAACAATCAACACATCCGGAGGAGCGGGCGGTACTTGCGGAGCCTTCACCACATGCGGTACGGGTGGCTCTGGCGGTGCTGGATGGAGCGCGGAGTTCCAAGGGTGGTAGTTGTCCGCACTGCGGTGCCTGAGCAGGGAGCATCTACGATAGAGGTATAGGCCAAAGGAGGGCCTGAGCAACATGGCAAACAATCTCAGGCCCGCATCTTCGATCAACGACCTCAGAACGACGGCTCACATGGCTCTATCGGCGCGCCTTGAGTCCCTCGACCTGACGCCGTTGCTTATCAGGACGCTAGGCAGCAATCTCCCCGCATCCATCCTGCCCTACTTGATATGGGAACTCGACATGATGATTCCCAGCGTCCCGATGCAGGCGTTGGGCGTCACATCACAGACCATCATCCAGAACGCGCTTCCGCTCCACAAGGTCATGGGAACACCGGGAGCAATCGTCCAGGCTCTCGGCCTTTGTGGATTCACTGCGACCTGCTATGAGGGGCAGGCATCGTGGGGTGGATCGTCATATCCTGCTAATCAAGGATGGGCAGTATTCCGCGTGGGGGTGAACGGATCAGGTCAGGCACCAATAGGTGTAATCAATGGCATCAACCGGTCTTTCAACCTTCCTGCGGCGCCAGTCGGAAACTCGTTGCGAGTCTTCTACAACGGAATACTTCAGCCAACCACGGCCTACACCACCTCGGGGACGGGACTCACAACTTCTTTTTCGCCAGCAATGGACTCGTCTTTTTGCGTCCTGTTGCGCAAGGCAGCGGATGGAACTCCACTGTATTTCGATGCGGTGGTGCCGACCGTATCGGGATCGAATCTTGTACTGCCAAATGCCCCGATTTCCATTGAACTCTACCGCAATGGGATGTTTCAGAGTTTTGGTGCGTCTCCAGATCAACTCGGATACATGGCCACAATTATCAACTTCTTCAAGCCAGCGCGGTGCTTGCTCGATTCCGTTTTTGCAGAGGGAGGAAAAGATTACTACATTCTCGACGGAAACGTCATTGTGCCGTCTGTGCCGATAGGCAGCGCATCTTTCGTCGCGTGGGGAACGTATGCGGGAACCGGCTCAGAACCGAACTTTGCGGATTGGATCACCCCGACCGGGACATTGAACGGGACCAATAAAGTTTTCACTCTTCCACAAGCTCCGAGTCCTGCTGACAGTCTCAGGCTGTACCGAGGATGGCAAGTACTGATTCCGGGGGGCGTTGACTTCACACTGAGCGGCGCAACGATCACCTACACCATCGCCCCGGCGCCCACGGCCACGCATCTAGCCTTTTACCGCTACTAGGGTGCGGTACAATCGCATTGACGGGTACAGAACCAGTCTGACTCGCCACAGGACCTTGATAAGAGGCTCAGTGGCGAGTCTTTCACTTTGGAGGGAACACTGATGGAAACGAAGATTGAACCGAACGAAACCGCTATTGTGACCCCTGTTATGCTGCCAGCCTGCCCGTATTGTGCAGACGATCCGGCCCGGCTCTCGATTATGAACCAGATCTTTCCTGGCGGCATGATTGGCGCCATCATCTTCTGCGGGAACCCGGAGTGCCGGAAGATCATCTCGACTCAGATCGTTGGGCGCATCGAGCAACAGGCACCGAATCAGGACTCGAAACCGCAAGAGGCCGTAGTTGCTGGCCCACAGTTGGTGAAGTCTCCGGAGGCCCTGTGAATCGATCAGTAAAGCGCATCATCGCCCTCGCCGCTCTCTGGCTTTGCGCAGCCTTTGCCATCGCCCAGGCTCCCATCGGAGTTTGCATCAACAATGTCGCACAGACCATCTCAAACGGCGTCATTGCTCCGATTCCCTACGCCACCGTTGCGCTCTGCACACCAGGCTCGACAGCTGCCAATTGCGTGGCGAACAAAGTCAACATCTTCACCTCGACAGCCCTCAGTACGGCAACCCCTACAAACCCATTCACGGCCGACGCTGGCGGCAACTACTTCTTCTGTGCGGCGGTAGGGCATTATGGGGTCCTGATTTCATCGTCCTATGGGACATATTTCGTCAATGACCTTGCGCTGGTAGACGACTGGTCCAAAGGTGGAATAATGTCCGGCGCGCTCACTGACACATCCGGCTTCATCGGCCCACTGACCGGCAACTCAAGTACGGCGAATGCCCTTGCATCCACTCCGACAGCATGCAACCCAGCATCATACTTCGCCTACGGTATCGCATCCAACGGAAACGCTCTGTGCAATGCGCTTCCCACGCCCGCAACCATCTACTATCAGACCGTGCAGGAGGCAGGATCAGGACTCGCGCAACAGCCTGTGCTGAACTTCGATTCGACGGTAGTAGCCACGAATGGGTCTGGCAAGACAAATGTAGGACTTCCGAACACTGGCACGGCCGGCACGGTGACCAACCCCTCATCTATTACCACTGATGCCCAGGGCCGCGTTACATCGGTATCTAGCGCGGTCACTTCCCGAACATGTACCAGCAGCATTGCCAACTCCACCTACGCTTGCTACCGCATCTTTGCCGACGGAACTATTGAGCAATGGGGAACCTCCAATGTTTTCGGCGGAACTGTGGCGACTGACATCTCGATCACCTTCCCTATCTCTTTCACCAGCGTCAACTACGTTGTCCCTAGCTTCACATCTGAATACTGCACGGGATCATCGGGAACATGTAGCGGGACTCACCCATTCACCTGCTCAGTCGATAAAGCTTCTGGTGGAATCACGACATCGGGTATTACCGTTTGGTTCGACGGCAACGGCAACACTATTCAGCAAGGCCAGTGTGCGTGGCGCGTAATCGGCTACTAAAAATTGGAGTTATGGAGCGGGACAAAGATGGTTGAGCGCAGAACGAACGTAAGCCAATTCGCGGGAGTGAACGCTCTCCAAAAAGACATTGAGCGGCTAACCAAAGAGCGTGACGCCTTCGCCAAAGAGCGAGAGAATGCGCAGACAAGGCTACTCGAAGAGCATGGCGTAGCGCTGGCAGCACTGAAGACCGACCTTACTTTGATGGTAGAGCGCACGAAGGATCTTCCTGCTGCTATCGAAAAACTTAACACTCGACTGACCTCCCAGGAACGGTGGAAGATCCTCATGACCGGTTACGCGGCCGCCTTTGGCATCATGGGAGCATTCCTGGGATGGGTTACAAATTTGATCTTCCGCGCGCACTAAAACGGGTACGCCATGGATATACCGAGTCCCAATCCGGAATGGCCCCGCGATCTTCCGCAACCCGACGACCTATGAGGGCAACATGAACAGCTTTCCAAAGATCGACGTACTGGCTGCCTGCGCAAAGTATGGCCCGGTATTGAAAGTCCCGACAGGACTCGACGGTGAACGTATCATGGCCTCCCTGGCTTCTAACGAGAGCAGCACTGGCAACGACTGCGGGCCGCGGCATGAACCCGCATACGACGTAGGCGGTCCGGTATGGGCTTCGAGTCCTGCGCAGCGCGCGCTCGTGGCCCAGTACGGTCGTCTCGGGGCCTCCAGTTTTGGCCCATGGCAACTCATGCTTATCAACTACCCAGGGTTCTCGCCGGCAGAACTAGAGATCAACCTCGACGACTGTGCCCGCGGATGCGTCAGCCACTTCAATTCCTACGTGGCGCACTTTGAGCCCAAGAACCTCGTGGAGATCGGTCAAATCTGGAACCTCGGCCACAAGACGGTCAACCCTACGGCTGGCGTTATCAAATACTGCGCCGATTTGCAAAAGGCGTACGATTATTCTGTGAAGCAACCCGCTTCGGCGGTATCCTAAAGCGAAGAGGGCAGCATGAAGCTACCTGAGCCCTTCTGGGCAGTTCTACTCGCAGTTCTGGGGGTGATCGTTGCATTGGCCGTCCTTTTTCACCCGGACCCGGTCGCAGTTGGAACCGCCGTCCTCGCAATCGCCTCCAACCTCGTCAGCGGCGCCCTCGGAGCCTTTGCCGGTCATGCAAGCCAAACCAGCAACTCCACAGGACCCAACGCAACAATCAACAACCCTGGAGCCACCTTTCCCGGTGACGCAAACAAGTAGCGCCAAGGAGGCGCAAGACATGGGATTTTCAATCAAGGCAGTCATCAGCGACATTGAAGGCGGAGCGAAGACCTTCGTCAGTTTCCTGACCAAGGAGTATGCATCGTTCTACAAGAACGAACCCACTCTGATTCAGGTCATCGACACCACAGTGAACTATGCGGAGGATGGTCTTGCCATCGTTCTTCCGCTGGCCGGAGCTGGCACGCTGGCTGGCCCAATCGATGCCATCGTGGAGGAGGCGGTAACCGACCTCAACCGTGCTTCGGCTTTGGTGTACGACTTTGGCCCGAGCCCCACCGCAGCTTCGATCTTCGCCGCTGTGCAGACCAACCTTGCGGCTTTGGAGACGGCGGGTCACGTCACGAACCCCGCCACGATTGCCAAGGTCAAGCTGATCATCAACGCTATCGGCACGGTTGCACAGTTGATCGCCAAGGCGGTTCTGGCGGCTTCGACAGCAACGCCTACGGCTTAACAAGTTCACTGCACCACTTCATAACGGGGCCGGTCTGGCAAAGGGCCGGCCATCTTTTCAGGTGAGAGCATGAATAATCGTGTCCTGATCCGTTGGATGATCGGCGCAAGCCTTCCGCATCTGATCGTGCTGGGTCTGGCCGTGTGGGGCTGCTGGGGAGCTTGGCACCATATCGTTGTAGCCGTGGACCACTGGGGCAACGCTGCTCCTGACCTGAAGCCAACGCTTGACCATCTCAACCGCCCATGCAAAGGGCCATCAGGTCCAGATGCGTGCGGTACTCTGGCGCAAATCAACAAGACGGCAATTGACGCAGGAGATGCTATCGTGCGCACTCAGTTGATAGAGCGCAACACGGCCCCGCACGTCACCGCGGCAATGGATCAGTTCGGCACAGCGGCGGTACATCTCTCTAGTACAGCAGATTCACTCGCAGGAACCGCGCACGCCGCCACAGGGACGCTAGATGCTGCGACCGACACGCTTGGCGAAGGGAAACGTACCATCGCCGCCGCGCAACCGCTCCTTGCGTCGTATACGAACGCTGGCGATGATCTGGACGCTCTACTCAAGCGCAAAGCGATAGGCGAGATTCTGGACCATGCCGCGGGCATTACCGGGCACGCGTACGCAATCACAGGAGACATGCAGCGGGTGAGCGACGATCTGACTCAGCGATACTTCGCCCCGGTCCCTTGGTGGAAAAAAGTTGGGCCTTTCGCAGAATTCGGCGTCAAGGCAGGAAACAAGGCACTCGGTCTTTGGTAGGAGTCAAATTCAACATGTAGGAGGATTGCGGTAGTAGTCAGAGCAAAGAGAGGGTCACCTTCGGGTGGCCTTTTCTTTTTGATAAATAGTCAAAAGTGAAGCAAAATATGGTTTATAATGCAAAAATGATCGACTTATCAACTCGCCTCCTTCTCCTCAACCGCAGGACCCGGATTCAGCGTCCTGTCGAGAATCTGAATGCTTATCAAGAGGTCTACACCTCACTTTCCAGCCTCCAAGATGAAGCAGTGATGTGCCCCCGGTCGATGAAAGAGCCGATGCGGGAGGCCATGGAGCGCGTCCGGGCTGAGGTGGGCGACTTGGATGAGTTCGTGGCCCGCGAACTGGAGTATTCCTCCGTCAAGGAGATGCAGAGCTACTTCATGGGCCTCCAGGTTGATTCGATTGCCCTGGCCATCTGGCAGATCAGGAAGCAAAAGGCGCTGGTGTGCGCGGATCAAACCGGAGTTGGAAAGGGTAGAGTCGCGGCGGCCGTCTGCCGGTGGACCATCCTCCATGGCCTGTTGCCAATCTTCGTCACGTACACGGATACCCTCTTCACCGACTTCCAGCGGGACCTTGACGACATCGGCTTCGGGCCGAACGTCTGGCCGCTGCTCTTCAATGCGGGGGCGTCGATAACTGAGCAGGCAACAGGACGCAAGATATTCGCCAACAAGAGCAGCATGAAGGGGGTCCTGACAAGGATTGCCGAGACTGGCGAACTTCCCCGCGCGCGGAACGCCGTCTACCTGACCTATTCGCAGATCAACACGATCAACATCCAGCAGGAAGCCCTGAGACGGTTGGCGCCGAAAGCCGTCTTCATCTTGGACGAGTCCCACAACGCCGGGGGCGATGAGTCGAACACGGGAGCGTTCTTCCAAGAGGTTCTCCCCGCGGCGCACGGCGTGATGTTCCTGTCGGCAACGTGGGCGAAGCGGCCGGACAACATGACGCTCTACGCGACAAAGACAGACATCTCGATTGCCATTCCCGACAGCCAGCGCGTCTCTGACGCCATCCGCGCCGGCGGTCCACCCCTACAGACTGTCGTGAGCCATCAACTCGCCCAGACCGGCCAGCTTGTGCGGCGGGAGCGGTCCTTTGAAGGCATCAGCATACTGAACTTCATTGACGACCGGAATCAGCTTTATCAAGAGCAGATTTGCGACGATGTGACGGAAGTCCTGCGCGCCATCTTCAAAGCGGATCAGGACTATCACCAGAATGACTTCGAGACGCTGCGACTCCAGTACAAGAAGCGGCGCATCAAGATCTACCACCACAAGTTCAGCGCCATCGTCCACAACATCGTCAAGCAGTTCTTGCTGGCCCTGAAGTCGGACGCCGCAGCGGATTGCGCCATTGAAGCACTCGGACGCGGAGAGAAGCCGATTGTCGCCCTAGAGAGCACGATGGGCGCGTTCCTCGACAGCTACGTGAGTGCGGCGAACTTGAGCGAGGGAGAAGTGCTCGATAAGCTCTCGTGGTCCACCATACTCAGGCGCGCGCTCGACAGGACCCTCCACTACACCATCAAGACCTCAATGGGCAATGACCGTCAAGAGTTCCCGCGCCATCTGCTCTATGTCGAGACGGAGGCCAAGTACCGGGAGGCTGAGCGGCTGCTGGACGCCCTTGCGGTGACGTTGCCAGTTTCGCCTATCGACTGGATCAGGACTCGCATCACGCAAGCTGGCTTTACCGTGGCAGAGATTACCGGACGCTCGTATCGAATCAACTACGCGGGTCCCGTTCCGGTCCTGTCTTCGGTCCCGGCCAGCGAGCGCAAGGACCGCGTACAGACTGGCAGTCTGTTTAATAACGGCGGCGTCGATTGTCTCATCCTCAACCAGGCCGGTTCTACGGGAATCAGCCTTCACGCCTCCGAGAAGTTCAAAGACCAGCATCAGCGGCACATGATCGTTGCGCAGCCAGCCGGCGACGTGAACGTGTTCATGCAGATCCTCGGCCGCTCGAACAGGACAGGACAGATGGTCCTGCCGCGGTACACCATGCTCTCCCTGGCCATCCCCGCAGAGATTCGCCCGGCCATCAGCCTCGCCAAGAAACTGAAGAGCCTGAACGCCAACACGTCGAGCAACACGCGGTCGGCAATGTCGATTGAGGCGCCAGACATGATGAACAAGTACGGCGACAAGATCGTGGCGGAATGGCTGCACGAGAATGAGCAGATTGCCCGTCTCATGGGCCTCACGATGGACAAGTCGGAAGAGGAAGGGGGTACTCCAGAGGAGGACCTGGCGCGCACGGCAACAGGACGCTCGGCATTGCTTCCCGTCAAAGAGCAGCGCGAGTTCATGGAGACGATCACCGAAAGCTACACGGACTACATCGCCTACCTCGACGAAACCGGGCAGAACGACCTTGAACCCAAGACATACAACTTCGATGCAGAGCAGAAGACCTCGCACGTCATATATGTTGGGTCTGATCCTTCATCGCCATTCGGGGAAGATGCCATCTTCGGAACCTACTCAATCAAGCGTCAAGGCAAGTCCTACACCCCGGAAGAGGTCGAGGAACTCATTGCACAGACTTATGGTCCTGACCTCATGAAGTACGAGCCATGGCAGCGGGACACGTACCACGCGCGGGCCTTGAGCGCACACCTTGAGGGCTTGTTCAAGCCATACATTGAGGGCGTGGAAGCCCCACACATCTTTGATCGAGCGCAGAAAATCAGGGAATGGTCACGGTCGATATTGAACGACTTCCGAATGGGAACAGGACTCAGAATCGAAATCAACGGAGACACCTACAACGGCATCATCTACGACATTCGTGGCCGCAAGAAGGTGAGCGGAAACCCATACGCTCCCAGCTCTCTGAAGTTCTACATTGCCGTCAACGGACCTTTGCGCGAGGTGCGCGTACCAGGTTCGCAAATCAAGAAGATCACGCTGGCGAATCTTGGCCGCAATGCTGATATTGATGAACTATTTCAGGACTATATGAGCGACACTCGGCAGCGCGCAAAGATCCTCACTGGGAATCTGCTGGGAGCATACGGGCAGTTGAAGCCGGGCAGCAAAGGACGAATCGTCACGTTCACAAAGCATGAAGGCGGGACAGAACAAGGAATCTTGATGCCGGCGAAGTTCGATTGGGAGAAAGACGTCACCCCGCAGAAACTCGATTGAGTCCTGCGGGGTGTTTGGTTAGAAGTTCATTTCGGCGGGTTCTTACTTGTCCTGATCTTCTTCTATTGGGGCGTCGAACTCTTCACGGAAGGAGAGCATCTCCTGGCCGCTATCGTCGTGCCATCCGTTCTTTTCGACCTCCTCCACGTTGCGCACGGCTTGGCGGTAGTAGCTCGGCTTGAGTTCACAACCAATCGCTCGGCGACCGCTCATGAGTGATGCGCAAACCTCGCTACCAACTCCCATGAATGGAGTGAGAACCGTTTCGCTTGGGTTCGACCATAGCTCCACGGCGCGCGTGATGACGTCCAACTGAAGGGGATGCAAATGTTTCTCATCCTCCTCTTCGCGGGCCTCGCGGTAGGGCAATACGCCTTTCTCTTTGCGGTCACCCATGTTGCCGCGAATGTCATCCCACACGCTCGAAGCATACTGTCTCCAGATCCATTGCGAATACCGATTCTCAATCTGGTTTCCAGTCCACCCCTTGTACTTGAGGAGTTCTTTCGGAACCTTGCGTGTCCCGGCGTAGTTGATAAGCCCATGACGGTGAGTGACGGGAATTTTGTTCTTCCCTGAGCGCCGAAAGATCAGGAGATAGTCGGCCCCGGCGACTGCGCAGTTGCAAGAGTCTTCCACAATCGACTTATGGGCCAAAGCTTTCGTCATAGTCCTGTTGCGGACGGCAAGCGGCTCCTTCCAAATCGAGATGCGAGGAGAGGCCATTCTCCATCCGCACCGCTCATGCAACCGGATAATGTCGCCGGGGAAGTCGGTGTAGGAGTCTCCGTTTCCACTGTTGCTGTTCGGAACATCCATGCAATGCACGGCGGTCATGCGCCCTGGCAACGTGGCCCGGTGAATCTCTCGCACGATGAACTCGTAGTGAGAGAAAAACTCCTCATACGTCCGAGAGTTGGAAAG